CCCCGCCGGCCTGCCGAACCTCGACCGCCTGTTGGCCCTTGCCGTGGACCGTGAGCGTCCATGTCTCCGTGCGGCCTGATCGAGCGACGCCCTGAGAGGCCGCAGAAGCGCCGATCCCACCCTCCCGCGTGGGGTAGCCCCACTGAATCCGGCCGCGTGGACGCTGCCCACCGCCCCGCCAGCCCTGGCAGGCGTTCCGGCGCAGCCGAGCCCAACGCCCGCGCCCTGGCGATCCGCGTCAGGAGCGGCGATCCGCGTCCGGAGCGCCGGGCGGCGGATCGCTCGACTACTGCCGCTCGGCCGTGGAGCGAGCCGGGGACCCCTGCCAGCCCGTCGCCGGCGAGCGCGGGTACCGGCGGTTGGGGTCACGATGCTTGAGAGACCTCCTCTCTCACGTCGGCCCGGTTTCCTGCGGCTCAGGTGCTCGGCTGGAACGGCACGGCGAGCGTTGCGGCGGCGGCCCGCTTGGCGTCTTCGCCGCGCCGGTCGTAACGCACCGTGGTGTTCACGTTCGAGTGGCCCATCATGGCGGCGACGGTGGCGAGGTCGTGGCCCTGGCCGAGAAGCTGCGTGGCGAAGGTGCGGCGGAGCACGTGAGCCGAGAAGCGCCCTATGCCGGCCTGCTCCGAGCGCCGTTCGACGCGGGCGGCGACGGCCCTGCCGGTCATGCCGCCGGCCAGCACCTTGCCGGACTTCGAGACGGCGCGGAACAGCGGGCCGTCATCGTCGCCCCGGACGGCAAGCCACGCCTTCACGGCGTCGCGGGAGCCGTTGGTCAGGTAGGCGAGCCGCTCGCGGCGGCCCTTGCCGTGGACCGTGAGCGTCCATGTCTCCGTGTCGAGGTCGGCGAGGGTGGCGGCGGCCGCCTCGGCTCGGCGCAGGCCGAGGCCGAAGAGGACGGCGAAGAGCGCCGCGTCCCGGACGCCGGCGTTGCCGTCGTCGGCGGCCACGGCGAAGAGCTTGCTCACCTGGGCCATGTCGAGCGCCCGGCCCGGAGCGGAGCCGCCCTTGACCACCTTGAGCGCGTCGAGGCGGCGTTCGTAGTCGGCCCGGCTGAGGTCGCCGGCGTGCCATGCCCTGCGGAGCACGCCCCGGATGGCGGCGACGGTGGCGTTGACGGTGGCGGGCCGGTACTCGGCGGCCAGTCTGTTGCGCACCGCTTCGAGCTGGTCCACGTCGGCGCGGTGCCACGGGTAGCGATCCCACTCGGCGGGATGGCCGGCGGCGACGGTGGCGGCCCGCTTGAGGTTGCTGCGGACGGCGGGCCGCGCGGCGTCGCTGGCGGCGTAGACGTAGGCGGCGGCGTGGCGGCCATGCTTCGAGGTCTTGGCGAGTGCGGACATCTTGAGTTCCTCTTCCCGGTTCGCTGCTTCCTGTAAGATTGATTATAGGGAATGATATGGAAGGGATCAAGGGCACGATGGACCGCGACCGTGGTCGGCCCGTGATAGCGTTCGGCAACGCCAGCGCGGAATGGGCCGTGCAGGCGACCGGACAAGGGAGGTCATGACCACCTTCAACGAACACCTGAGCATCCGCTTCGTGGCCGGCAGCCTCAAGCGGATCGCGGCGGCCGCGAAGAGAGCCGCTCAGAGTCGAGTGGAGTTCTGCCGGGCCGCAATCCTGCGAGCGGTGGAGTCGAGCGAGCGCCAGCACCGGCGCGGGAGGGCGCGGAAGTGAGGATCACCATCTCCGACCGCGACTCCGTGGTCTTCGCGGCGCACGACCTGGACGCCGACGCCTGGAAACAACTCGCAGATCTCCTGCGCGACGCGATGCTCACCCACGACCTGGGCGCGCCGGCCGAGGCGGCGGTCGAGGACCTGATCGCCGCCGCACGGAAAGGACGGGAGGAAGGGCGATGAGTGAGCACTACTTCCTGCTCGGCAATGGTCGCGTACCCGACCACGTGGCCGAGGCGGTCGATGCCGTGGCGGCCCGGCACGATGCGCACCTGTGCCGCCATGACGACCCGGCGACGGGCTGGCGGTACTGGCTGGCGTGCGACAACCGGGGCGCGCCGTTCGACGGCCGCACCGCCCGCGCGGTCGTCGACGACCTGGACGCAGCCGGACTGCTGGACGGCGACGCGCTGAACCTGGACATGACGCCGGACGAAGTGCGCGCCACGCCGATCGACGGCGCGCCACTGGACGGCGACGCCTTCGAGCGCGACTACCCGCCGTCCGTCCGGGATGCGATGGTCTACATCGTCTCGGCCGGCGGTCCCGCGCCTGACGACCACCCGGCGGCGGAGGTCGAGGTCGCCGAGACGGCGGCCCACCTGCTCACCGTCGGTTCCCGCGACGGCAGCTACGGATACCGCGTGGACGCGGCGAAGCGGGCGCGGCAACTGCTCGCGGACAATCCCGCGCTGCGGCGCAGCCTCAAAGAGGCGTTGGCGTGACCCTGGGGACCCCTGAGCCCCGCCCGGAGGCCGCTCCGGGTGTCGGCGGGCTAGCCAACACTTCCATACACGCCGACTTCGAGCGGCTGAGCCTGGGCGAGAAGCGGGACTGCTTCATGGCGGCGCTGGACCGCTTCCGCCGGCGCACCGTGGAGGGAGCCGTCGCCCTGGGCGATGCCCTGGCCCGCATCAAGGCCGAGACGCCCCACGGGGAGTTCCTGCCGTGGCTGGCGACGGTGGGGATCGCTCCCAGGACGGCGCAAGCGTGGATGCAGGCGTCGGCCAGATACGCAGAGACTGCGCATTTCCCCGAGACGGTGGCCGGCCTGCTTCAGGCCCCGCCGGCCCACGTCGGCCAGAACAGCGGGGAGGCCGAGTGGTACACGCCGCCGGCCATTCTCTACGCCGCACGGCGAGCACTCGGCGTTGACCGCTTCGGCCTGGACCCGGCATCGAGCCGGGACGGCAACGCCCAGGCCGTGGTCGGCGCGGACCGCGTGATCACGGCCGAAGACGACGCCCTGCGCCCGGAGACGCCGTGGCCGGGCCGGACCGCGTTCATCAACCCGCCGTTCGCGTCGGCCGTCATCGGCCAGTTCGCCGACCGGCTGCTCCGCGAGCTTCGAGGCGGAAGCCTTGAGGCGGCGGTCTGGCTGAGCAACAACGCATCGGAGACCACCTGGGCGCGCCGCCTGTTCGACGCGGCCGACGCCGTGGCGTTCCCGACCGGGCGCGTCAAGTTCCTGGACCGGGACCTGGAGCCGAGCGGCGCGCCGCTGCAAGGCCAGATGATCCTGGGCTTCGGCGTCTCGGCCGACCTGTTCCGCGAGGCGTTCGCCGGCCTGGGGCCGGTGTTCGTCGCCGGAGGATGGCGGCGTGAATCGCCCCGCAATCGAGATTGAGGCGGCCACCTGCCCGGAGTGCGGCGGACGGAAGCGCCCCAGCTGCCGAACCAGGGCGACGCCGACGGAGCGGCGGAAGTGACCCACGACCTGGACGACTGGCTGCGGGCGCTGTTCGCCCTGGGCTGGCCCGGCAAGCGGAGCGGAGTCGAGTGGGCCGGGCCGTGTCCGAAGTGCGGCGGCGACGACCGCTTCCACCTGCGGGCCGGCGACAAGGCCGAGGTCGTCGCGGGCTGCCGGCACGGCTGCCGGTTCGAGGATCTCCACGCCGCGCTGTTCCCGCACGACCTGCTGCCGGAATCGCCCAGGAAGCGCCGATCTCCCGCGAGCCGGGCCGTAGCACCCGCCGGGCCGGGAACCCGGTTTCCTGCGGCTGGCGACGCCACGGCCCGGAAGAGGCGGTCCACGCGGGGCGGTCTGCTCGCCCGACGCCTGATCGAGGGCCGCGGCCTGAGCGAGCCGGCGCGCCGCTGGATCTCGGCTCGCGGCCTGGACGCCGACCGGCTCCACGGCGAGGGGTGGCGCACCGTGTCGAGGTGGCCCGACCTGACCGACACGGGCTTCGAGCGCTACCCGCTCGGCATCGTGCGGTCGACGGCCGTGGCCATGCCTTACCGGACTCGCGGCGGCCACCTTCGAGGCGTCCGCTTCCGCACGTCCACGCCGTGGCGACGAGACCGCGAGCGGCGCGGCCTGCCCGCTCCGAAGGTGCTGTCCATGCCCGGAGGCCGGCCGGCGCTGTACGGGCTGCACCGCCTGCCGGAGCATGTCGAGGTTCTGCACGTGGCCGAGGGCGAGCTCGACGCCGAGTCTCTGGCCGAGGTCGGCGTCGGCCACGTGGTCGGCCTGCCGGGCGCGTCCATGCTCCGGGCCGAGGCCGTCTCCCTGGCCCGCGATCTCGGCGTGCGGCGCGCGGTGCTCTGGCTGGACGACGACGACGCCGGCCACGCCGGTGGAACACGGCTGAGAGACGCCCTGAGCGCCGCCGGTGTCGAGGTGCTGCGGCTGACTCGCCACGCCGGCGACGTGAACGATCTCCTGCTCGCCGGACGGCTGGAAGGGCTGATCGAGGCCGTTTTCGAGCGCTGATCGCCCCGGCGAACCGCTGCCAAAGGGCCGGAAACCCCTTATTCCACCTGCGTTTCCGGCGGATTCCGGCCAAAGTGTAACGGTAACGCCAGATCTACGCTAAGTCAGGGTCTGAGGAGGTGAGATCGCGTGTCCGAGGTGGTAATGTAGGGTCAGCGTAGATCGAGCGTTACCGTTACACCCTTGAAAAAGCCGCCCGAAGCACCGCTTCGGGCGGCTCCAAGAACCCCATGAACCCCGGTTCGGAGCCGGAGAAAGGGCGAGATGAACGAGACCGTACCACCTGCTCGCGGCGGCAAGGTGATCGACGCCGGAGCCGCCTTCGAGGTGACGCCCCAGGCGGTGCAGACCACCGACCGCGCCTTCGAGGTGACGCCCCAGGCGATTGCCCAGCGGATCGCGGTGCGCCACGCCGACCGCATCCTGGTTGTTCTGCCGGGACTCGGCGCGGCGTCGGGCTGGCCGAGCGGCAAGCAGTTGGCGAAGGACGGCGAGCGCTGCGCCTACTGGTTGGAGGATGACGGCCGCTGGAACAGCACCGGCGACCCGTGGCGCACCCTGGTCGACCAGGACCTGGACGAGATCGAGGTCGCGGCGCGCACCGCCGGCATCGTCGGCAAGGCGTACCTTGCGGTCACCAACGAGATCCGGCGCGGCAAGAGGTCGCGGTCGCTGCCGGAGTCCGTGCGCCTGTCCATGCGCGGCGACCTGCCGGATGCCGTCACCTTCTGCAAGGCGTCCGATCTGGACGTCGACCTGCGCTATCTCGGCTGCGCCAACGGCGTGGTCGACCTGCACGAGGGCCGGCTGCTCGGCCCGGCCGATGGGCGCGAGACGCTGACGACCTTCACTACCGGCGTGGAGTTCGACCCGGACGCCACACATCCGGACGTGGAGCGGATGTTCGCCCACCTGCCGGCCGACGCGGGACGGTGGTTCGTGGACGCCCTGGGCCATTCGCTCCACGGCCGGCCGAGCCGGAGGCTGTACATCGTCACCGGCCCGAAGCGCGGCGGAAAGACCACCGTGAGGCGAGCGATCCGAGGCGCACTCGGCGACTACGCCGCCATGCCGCCCGCGTCGGCCCTGGTGGCGAAGCTGGAGGCCGGAGCGCATACCGCCGGGCTTGAGAAGTGGGGGCTGCCGGCGCGGATCGCCGTGCTGGACGAACCCGCCAAGCCGACGCAGCACCGCGTCCGCTACAGCACCGAGGTCATGAAGGCGCTGTCAGGCGAGGGTGAGATCGCGATCCGTCGGCTCCACGAGAACGCATCCGAGGTCGAGGTGACCGGCACGACCTTCATCTTCGCCAACACCGGCAAGGTGCCGCAGTTCGACCTGGAAGACGAGGCGATGGCCGACCGCGTGCGCGAGTTGCCCTACCCGGAGGTTCCGAACCGCGACCGGCAGTTCCGCGAGCGCATCAAGTCTCGAGAGTTCAGGCGGGCGTTCCTGGCGATGCTGGTCCGCCACGCGGCCGCAATCACGCCCGGCGAGCCGCCGACGCCGCCGGCTTTGGTGGAGCGGGCCACGGCCGAGCGCATTCGGGAAGATGGCGGCGACCTGGTGGAGTTCGCCCGGCGCGTCGTCACCGGCGGCGCGAGCCAAACCCTGACGGTGCCGGAGATCTGGGCGGCCTGGGCCGAGTGGCACGAAGCGGACGAGGGCGAGCGCTTCGTCGGCGGCGTGGCGAAGTCAGGCATGACCCGGCGGCTCCGGACGTTGGTCGAGGCGCTACCCGCGCCGAAGTCGGTCAGGCAGGACGGCAAGACCCGGCGCGGCTGGAAGGGCTGGCGTCTCGCCGAGGCCGAAGAGGCGCGCCCGAAGGACGACGCCGGCGACATCGACCAGGACCTGCTGAGACGCTTCATGGAGGGCATCCGCACGGGCCAGCCGGCCGACATCATGCCGGCCGACTGGCCGGCGGAGTGGCGCGAGCACGCCGTCTCCGTCTCGCTGCGCGGGCCGACCCCCGTGTTCTACCGCCCGGCGTCTGTGCGCTACCAGGACCGGAAGAGCACCCGGAGCGCGTTCGGCGGCGAGGCCGAGACGATCTGCCATTCGCGGGCCTGGACGCTGCACTGTGCGGCTGCCGGAGATCTCCGGCGCGAGTGCCGCTATCTCGCGGAGCACCCCGACCGGCAGCGCGTCGGCAAGTTGCTCGGCTACGGCCATGTCGAGGCGGACTACCGGAAGGGGCTGTACCTGCCGGAGTGCCTGGACGACGTGGTCGCCAAGCTCACCGAGGCCGGCGCGGCGGACGACGAGCTCGCGGCGGAGAAGGTGCTGATCTCCGTCACCGCCGGCCTGCTCCGCGACATGGAGCGCGAGGCGAGCCAGACCCGGATCGCCGATTGAAAAGCGCAGAGACTGCGTATTCCGCCGGCGGGCTGCCGGCAGAAGGGAGCCGAACACATGGACATGAACAACCCCACGTTCCGGGCGATAGCGGACGCAGCGGAGATCGTGGACGAGAAGACGGGCAAGACCTATGCCGTCCTGCGCGACATTCGCGGGGCGGCCAAAGCACTGGACGAGGCTGGCTTCAAGGGGCCGGTGTCAGTCCCGCTCTCCAGGGCGCTGGCCTGGACGATGATCTCTTCGCTGTCGGCCGTGGCCACGGCCGAGGGAATCGCTTTCGTCGCCGGCGCTGAACGCTCAATGGAAACTGAACACGACGATGACGCAGCGGACGAACGGCCAGACCCGCGCCCGGAAGTCCACTGAGGCGCGGATTGCGAAGCGCCGGGCCGACGCGCTGGATCTGCGCGTCGCCGGCCTGAGCGTCCGGGAGGTGGCGGACAAGCTCGGCGTGTCGATAGGCACGGCCCACGGCGACCTGACTGCGGCGCTGGACGCTTGCGCCGAGCGCGAGGCCGAGGCGGCGGCGCGCGTCTTCGCCCTGGCGGTGGAGCGCTACAACGACCTGTTCCGGCGGGCGCTGCTCGCCGACGATCTGCAAGCGGCGATCCGTGCCCAGGCGCGCCTGGACAAGCTCCACGGCATCGAGTCGCCGGACAAGCTCCTGATCGGCGGTGCGCTGGCGGTCTCCGTGGCCTTCGTCGATTTGCCGCTCGCCGCCGAGGCCGGCGACGTATCCCGGCGAGCCGGACACTGACGCCTGAGCGGCCCGTGAGCGCGTCCACGACAGCGACTCGCTGCGCGGTGCTGCCGTCCTGGGCGCGTCGCGTGGCCGAGTGGCCCGCGTTCGCGTCGATTTACGGCGGCCGGGCTTGCGGCAAGACAACGGCGATTGCTCGGCTCCTGGTGCTCAGAGCCGCAGTGGAGCCGGCGCGCATCATGTGCGCTCGCGCCGTGCAGGCGTCGATCCGGGACTCGGCGCTGCACGAGGTCGAGACGGCGATAGGCGAGCTTGGCCTGAGCGCCGCCTTCGAGGTCGGCCGGACCGAGGTCCGATCGGCGGCCGGCGCGGTGCTCCGGTTCCACGGCCTGGACCGGCAGCGGGCCAGCATCAAGGGCTGGTCGAGATTCCAGGTCTGCTGGATCGAGGAGGCGCAGGCGGTGCCCGAGGAGGTCTGGCACCTGCTGGAGCCGACCATCCGAGCGCCGGGTTCGTCGCTGGTCGCCACCTGGAACCCGGCGACTCGGCGAGACTGGATCTGGCGGCGCAGCGTGGAGGCCCCGGAGCCGGCCGACGTGGTGGTCGGCCCGCTGACTTGGCTGGACAATCCCGCGTGGCCCGGCAACGCCGAGCGGTTCGGGCTGCCGCCCCTGGCCGAGGTCGAGGCGCGGCGGGAGCGGATGGAGCGGACCGACCCGGCGCTGCACGACCTGCACTGGCGCGGGCTGCCGGACGACGGCGACGCCGGCCGGCATGTCCTGACCCGCGCCGCTCTCCGGGCGTGCGTGGATGCGTGGCGCATCGTCTCCGAGCGCGGGATGCCCGAGACGGACACTGGCGGCGGGAGGATCGAGGCGGAGGCCGGGCTTGACGTGGCCGACGGCGGCGAGGACTCCAACGCCCTGGCGATCCGGCGCGGCCCGCTGGTGGAGCGTGTCGAGGCGTGGCCCGGCGACCGGCACAATCCCGACCCGGCGGCCATCCGGGCCTTGCGCGCCTGCGCCGACGCCCAGGCCGAGCGGCTGCACGTGGACGCGACCGGCGTCGGCAGCGGCATGGTCGGCGCCCTCAAGCGCCTGCTGCCGGAGCACGGCCGCACGGAGCGCTACCGGAGCCGCGTCTACCACCGCCCGGCTGTCGAGGGAGTGATGTTCGGCGAGGTCCCGTTCAACGCCGACAAGCGCTGGCGCGGCGTGAAGCAGGGACGGCTCTTCAAGCGCCGGAACAGCCAACTCGCCTGGACGTTGCGCACCCGCGCCGAGAAGAGCGAGCGCTTCGTCGCCGGCGACACGGCGGTGGTGCCATCGGAGTGCCTGCTGATCCCCGCCGGCCTGCCGAACCTCGACCGCCTGTTGGCCCTTGCCGTGGACCGTGAGCGTCCATGTCTCCGTGCGGCCTGA